CGAAAAAACCACAATTATCAGGTTGCTCCAAAGCACCCTCAATCAAATTAACCAAGAGTGTTTTGGAGAAAAATTGTCAGTCACTGATAACGGTGATTATGTTACGGTCAAAACGCAAGGGTTATTTGTTGCAAATTATGACATCCAAAAGCTTTGGGACGCACTAGAAAACTATGATCAAGATGACTGTGTTAAATTTGATAATTTGTGGGATTCTCTTGATAATTGCAAATACATCCCACAAGAGGATCAAGAAATTGACAACCAACTAAAGACTGATAACGAGTTATCTTTCTTTGAAAAACGACAAGTTGCGCTTGTTGATATGTTGTTAGGTGAAGATGCAATTACTAAGACCTCTATTTCAAATGAGGAACTATGGGGAAAAAATCGGCAATTAACTAATTTAGTTCAAAACTTAGAATGGGAAAATCTTGAATTGACTCAATCTATTCAAGAGATGCACAATCTCAGACAGCGTGAAAATAAAGAAGGATCTGAGATTATTAACCACTTGACGGCTAGTATTCATGAATTAAAACAGGGCAAAGAGTACAATGAAGCATGGATTGAAAACTTAAAGCAACAAGTTCACGACCTAGAATCTACAGTTTATCCACTGCAAAGAGAAACAAATCAAATAACAGTTCTAAACGAATCTGTTACTCAGCTGCATGCTCGTATTTATCAACTTGAACAGGAAAATAAGCAACTAAAAAACAGTCAATTGGAAGCCGAACCAAAACCTAAATCAGATAAAAAACCGACGGCTAAAAAATCTAAGTTTAAACTGCCAGAAAACTTTGCTGACTACCAGCAAGAGTGCGACGACTTAATTGATGCCTTATCCTGTTTTTACAATATCAAAAAAGGTAAATGGGGAAAAGACATTCTCCAGTTTATTCTTACTCCCAACGATACCGAAAAAGCAAAGCATCCATATCCTGACAAGTGGAAAGCAGGACTATATTTACATGGACAGTGGACAGTCGATAAAGTCAATCTATCCGACCCTGATGGATGGGAAGACTGGTTCATGAATGTCAACGACTTCGCTGACGCTAACGACATAGAGATTAGTTAGTTTCTAGTTATTAGTTATCAGTAGTACAAACGTTCAAAAATAGTTTTCCCACACACTTGACTTTATTGGGAGAATGATCCACAATAGAAAGTAACCAAAACACACGAGGTACTAAGTCATGTCTAACGATAAACAACCAATCGAAACAACACAAATTCCTAAAATTAAAAAAGCTCAAATTTTCTGCAAAGAGATTGAGTTATTTGCTCAATCTTTAAATCAGAAAGCACAAACAGTGCTGGACAAGTATCCGACGCTGTAATCAGTTGTCAGTTATCAGTTGTCATCTGTCAAAAAGTGTGTGATTGCTTTATTGGCTTGATTTTCCGAGATTTTTGGCAGTTCTGCGATCAGTGTAACCATGAGTAAATCTACGAACTACAAAAAGATAATAAAAAAGTTTGACAAACTACTTGACACGAAAACATATCCCTGTTATATTGGGTATATACCAAAACACACAAAGGAGTTCAACATGGCTACCATCGACAAAATTGATTCTCAACTTGCTGACTTACAGTCTGAAATAGACTACTTAAAATCTCAAATTGAGATTTTTCAAGCCAAGCTATCTGATCTAGAACACCTTAAAGCGCAAAAAGAAGCGCAAAAAGAAAGAGTTCAAGACAAAACCTCAAAAGTATTGACAGAAGCAAAGTCACTAAATGTAGAGATTCCTTCAAAAGAAGAATTTGAAAAAGTCTATTATCATATTCCTTATTATCAGGGCGGACTAATCGATCAAGAAATTTGGAAGAGGCTATTGCTGAGGATCAAAAAACCATAGCACTTAAAGCTATGTCTGTTATGTATTTTGGCTAGTCTCATCGGGGTTTAAAAATATTTCTTAACCCACTTGACATACAAACATATACCTGTTATATTGGTTATATGCCAACAAACACAAAAGAGGTTACGATGAAATTTAACAGACAAGCACCTGGTCACTACGTTGCAGTAGCAGAAAAAGTTGAAATTAAAAAAGGTATTGGTGTCGATAAAGATAAATGGTTTTGCTATTTTCCTGATGATAAAGTATCTTACCGCCGTAGCTATGAAGCGGCTAAGGCTTGGTCAGAAAAATATATGAAAAAACTACAGACATACAATGTCACAGTCAATCAAGTTAAGACTGTCAAAAAACAAGCGACGACCAGTAAAGAGCAGTCTTTACAACACAAGCTATCTCGCCACCTAAGTTATGTGGTAGGAGCGGAATCGTTAGGCTGTGTCAATACTGGACGCGCCGCTTGTATAGCACATTTATCTGTTAACGGAAAATCCTTTTATGTAGTCGGTTTTGAAGGTGCTGTTACTGATACCATTTTCGAGAAAATTATCTTTAAAATTAAAAAAGATTTACAATCTGGTTTATTCCAAGATTGCTATCAGACCGAAGCATGGGGTAGCGTTTCAGTTTTTAAAAGTTTCAAAGAAGCCGAAAAAGCCTATCGCAAAATGGATGACAAAACAAGAAAACAGAACGAGGAAGATCGTCAAGCAATAGCAGAAGCAAAAGCAAAAGCAAAAAAAGGAGACATAGAGGCTATGTTTACACTAGGAGATTATGGAGTTCTTTAATTGTCCCAAATGCCAATCACAGAGAATCTCTAAAAAAGGGTTCTCTGTGTCAGGAAAACAGCGTTATCGCTGTAAGGATTGCAATCATCATTTTACTGGCAATCCGGCAGGAAAACCCCCCCACCCTGATTCAATGACTAACGCCGAAAGATGTCGTCGTTATCGGCTGAAAAAAAAACAAAAAAACACTTGACATACAAACATATACCTGTCATTATAGGTATATACCAAAAAACCAAAGGAGTTCAACATGGATCGCATTCAAGAAATTCTTTCTTTACTAGGAAAAATTGAAATCGAAAAAGCCATCTTAGACCAAAAAAAATCTGAGTTAATGGTAGAATATGAACACCACAAGCGAATCGCATACCATAATGTTTTAACTCAGCTATTCCGTGTGCAGTGCCAGTTAATTGATTTACGAAAAGCTGACGAAAAATGGTCAGTAGTCTATGATGTTTTGCTTGACAAGCGGGCAAAGCTAGATAAACAGCTTGCCGATCTAGATAAACAGTTTCTAGATAAACAGTTTGTTAACAGTTAATAAAGTGATAGTTTAGTTATCAGTTATCAGTTATCACCCGTCAAAAACAAAACACTTAGGAGTAAGAAATGACGATTAAAATTGAAATAGTAGAAATACCAGCAAGTCAAGATCAAGAAATTGGTAGTTTTAAGATTGGGAAATATCCAATTACTCAGGAACAATATCAAGAGGTAATGGGAACCAATCCTTCATATTTTTCAGGAAATCCCCAAAATCCAGTAGAACAAATCAGTTATGACGACGCTATAGCTTTTTGTCAGAAATTGAGTCAGCTAACAGGGAAAAATTATCGGTTGCCTACAGAAGCAGAATGGGAATATGCTTGTCGTGCAGGGACAACCACTCGCTATTATTTTGGCAATGATGATAATCAGTTAAAAGATTACGCTTGGTATGGAAGAAATTCTAATAACACAACTCATCCCGTAGGACAGAAAAAACCCAATGGTTGGGGATTGTATGACATGAGTGGTAATGTTTGGGAGTGGTGCGAAGATGGTTGTCTGCGCGGCGGTTCTTGGTACTACGATCCGAAGATCTGTCGCAGTGCGAATCGTGACAAGATCATCCCTTATCTAACAACGCTCTTCGACTACGGTTTTCGGGTAGTCTGCGACAATTAGTCAGTAATCAGTTATCAATTATCAGTTATTAACCACAAATCAACAAAGGTAATTATGTTTCACTTAAACTTTGCAGAAGAAGATAAAGATGGCAGTCCTAAACACCAGACCTTTACTGCTGGGGCTATTATATACAACAAAGAAGGAATACCTCAACAGTATTTTTGCAATATAAATACAGAAGATGATGTTACCAAAATCTTTAAGTATTACAATCAACGAAACAAGTTATTGTATTTTGAAGCTATATGTGTTAAGACTGGTCAAATTCTTAAACTAAAGTAGTGAATCGACGGGAGTAATTATGTTATGTTATCGTTTCAAGAGTTTCAATCTACAATCAAAGAAAATATTCCCTATTATCTTTGGGAATTTGAGCAAAATCAATCTTCTGACAATAATGGCGAATATTGGGCAAGAATAAAAAATTCCCAGATAGGAGTACGTTATCTTTGTCGATTAAATAGGTTTATCGTTATTTTGCAAAATAATGATAAAGACTATGGCGATCAAACAATTATAGCTACAGACTTAAGGTTTGTTCACGATGCCGTCGTGAGCTATATTCAATTAGGGTTTTAGTGTAATGATTAGATTTTACTGGAATGATAAATTAGTGTCTTATCACGAGACACAAGAGGAAGCTTTTGAACAAGGATTTAAGTATTTACATCAGCATCCTGCATTGCCTGATTTTAAGCGTATGCCTCATAGACAGTGTTCATTCGTGGACACAACAGAAATCGATTACTGGAAACATTCAAAAATTCTTTTTGAACGGTTTACTGATTGGATTTGCTATAAGCGGTATTCTGATAATGGAGGCGTACTTATGGACATGAAGCGTATCCTTTCAGAAATAAAAAGAAAAGGGTATTTATCTTTAGACGATATAAATCAACTAATAGAGATTAACCCATACTTCTTAAATAACTTTGCAAGGTGCTATAAATTAACTCCAGAAGAGGTAAAAGTGTTAGCATCTGAAAGAGAAGTAACGTTTAACATGGTTTTTGAGTACATAGAATCGGTTATTAACCACAAATCAACAAAAGTAATGGAGTAATTATGCTATCATTTCAAGAGTTTCAATCTGTAGTTACGCAAAAGTTTCCTCATTGTAATTGGATATTTGAGCAACATAAAGTTACTCTTATAGGAGAAGAGTATCTTGCAAACATTACAGACAGTCGAATAATAATTTCCTATTCTTGCCAGTATCAAAGTTGGTCAGTTGGGTTATTAAGTGAAAACAGGGAATATGTTCAAAGTTGGCAGTACGCACACGCTAAATCTTTTATTTTGATATGCATTCAAATTGAGCGAAATATTCAACTAAAGTTTTAGTTTTATTAGGATTGTCAATAAATCAACAGGAGTATCATGCTATCATTTCAAGAGTTTCAAGAACAAGTTTTAAACGTTCTTAGTCCAAGTAAAAGAGAGTGTAAGTTTTGGAAAAGTTACTCAAGTTTTTCGGCAGATATTAATTATCATGGCTTAAAATATATATCTTTTCAGGTAAAATACATAATAGACGAGAAAGACTGCAATTGCGGGCAGTGGTTTATTTAAAAAACTTACACGCAAGACTGTAAGACTTTTTCGGATTCCTTAACTCAAGGCATAGAAACTATTGACAAACAAACCACAAAATGTATTAACGATGAGTTATTTTTGTTTGAGTCTTTAAGACAAATTAATATCTCACCACGAGACATAAGAGTTGACTATTCGTAAGCGGTTAGTCTAAAGTTGCTATAATAGCTGTAAGGATAACTTACAGCTATTTTTTAATGATTAACTGGAATCTAGGAAGACAATTAGCCATTGAGTCTTTTAATGAGATGGTGGGCGAGTTTGCCCAAGAGATTAACTTTCAGATAGAGGATACTAAATGGAACTGGCCACGGGAGACTGTACGAAAAAACGGTAGTGTAGTTGGCTCACCCCGGGACATTGTAGATACAGGTGAGCTAAAAAATAGCCAATTTATTGAAGATGTATCGGATACCTATAAAGTAATCGGTTACACGGCTGATCATGCCGCTCTTGTCCATGAAGGGTATCAAATAGAGCGTAACAATGGGACGGTAACAGATGTTCCCGCCCGACCTTTTATCGACACGGCTATAGAAGACTATAATCCAATTGAGGCTTATAGTGAAATCTTAAAGGAAAAATTAAATGAGTGAATCAGAATTAAGAGATATTTTATTAAGCATTAGAAACAATTTAAAGATACTTATCGGCGCTGACTTAGGTAAATACGAAATAACAAGCCCTACAGGGCAAAATTTAAAAGAAATTGATGCTATTTGGGTAGAGCCTCCTGAATTACCCCCTAACTATAAAGTAAAACCTAATAGCGGCATCGAAGCAATTATTCAAAGAGAGCCTAATCCTTATCACGAAAATTTACTAGGATATACCGTAGGTATAAACAACTATTGCATTACCCTAAAACAGTACAATCTAGAGAAATCCCTAACACCAGTGATTGAAACACTTAAATCTTCTCGCTACTGGAATTTTCTAGATCAGCCTCGCTTAACCCCCTATACCAAAACTTCTGAGGGGATTATCAGACCAAAAGCGACCTTTAAAATCACTACTGCTAGGCTTTTAGACTTTTAGAGTACACATTTACTAATCTTTTATAGTACAATATAACTAGAAAAGTTTAGTCAGTGATTAGAATGTCGAATCAAATTCTAGAATTAAATCGGAGTGACAACCTCACCCCTAGCCGTGATACGCAATTTTTTATCTCTGGTACTTATGGTTTTGGAGAGGAACCTTCCACACGAGTAGCCGATTTAGGTGGTGCAATCGTCTTAGGTGATTCCACTCTTACCGTGGCGACTGGGGGTTTTGGCCGAATTTTATATGCTGGCAATTTAATTTATGTGGGGACTGCCGGTGATTATGTGGTCGTCCGAACAAAAACGACAACGCTAACTCAGACAGTAATCCAGATCGAACCTTCCAAAATTGCTACTACCCTTGCTACTCCCGCTCAAAAATGCACAATTAAATCTTGGGCTCCTTTTTTGAGTGCCAAGACCTTTAACGTTGACACCTCCTCTACCGAGGTTACTGATTCCGTCTTTGGTGAAATGGCGGTGGAGAAATTTATCTCCGAAATCATGAGTACTGGGTCGGTATCGGGTCCGCTTGTATTTGGTGATCCTGGATATGAAATCATAAAGGCCGCAGAGCAAAAAGGTGATCGAATTTACCTTGAAATTGTCTATATGGGACAGCGCGGCGGCTTAGGTTTTCAGACAAATGTTAGCCAAAATGTTAGTGGTGAAAAAGGTAATTTCCTACAAGGAAACGTAACTCTAACTATTAGTGGCAATGTGTTTGACATTAAACCGATGGCAACGTCGCCATTCTCTCCTAATGTAGCTGATGACCTCAATTAAAATAGTTAAACTTCTTGTCGATGAAGACCAAGAGGTAATGTTAGTCAATTCTAGAATAATCAATAATTACCTCTGGTTTTCTTTCGGTACGTTTGATCGAGAAATAAGTCAGCAAGAAAAGATATTAATCGAGCCACCAGACGGAACAAAAAATCAAGAAAGAATACAGGTATCTGTAACCCTTGATCCTCTGTGGCTCAATACTGAACAAAGTGCAAAAAGAAACCAAAAGGTAAAAATAAATGGCGAAGTTAAGCGTATTAGGTAAATTCAAGTTTAATGAAACATTCTTTTTCCCTTTAAAAAAAGAATGGATTTATTACATTCAAGACAATGATACTTTATTAGAAAAGATAGACACAATTGCTACAGAAGAAAATGGGGAAATTGGGATTAAATTCTTAAAACGATACGGGATTAATCCAAAGGAAAATGAAACAGTCAAGGAATACTTAGAGGCACGGGAAAAAGCTGACAAAGCTTATCTTGAGAAAATTAAAGCTATCGGGCAAAAAACGGGACTATCCACTGCTGAAATTGAAGGAGTAGTAGTTAACGACGGTTCGATCCGAGAACGAATTGAACAGGTCATGGTTGATGCCCTTGACGGGGTAAAATCCGACAGCGTAGAACAAAAAGTAGAAACCGCCGCTATCGTGCAGCAATCAATTTTAAGCAACCGTAAAAAAACAAGAGAACTAACAAGAGAATCTATAGAACTTGTAGAGCCTTATCTCGATGAATTAAACGCTTTATTTAAGGATCGGGAAACAACCTACGCAACTTACAATAAAGCCTTGTTAGCTAACTTTCTAGGTAGTCCTCGACGGGTAGTTAAACTTAAAGATAAATCTTCTGTTGATTTCACCATACAAGACATTAATGATATGTCTCAATTTATGGTAGTAAAACTCTATCAAGACTATCTCTGGCAAGACATAACCCAGTGGCAAAACCCAGAAACTGAGAAACCAGAGCCTGAAAAATCAGAATCAGAATCAACGGAGGACGACGAAAAAAACGAATAGATGACGCAATTAATGCACGGTTAGAGGCAATTGCTAACCCCATTAATTGGGAAGAAATCTATTACAAATGGTGTGCATGGGGATTATCTATCGAGGAGTGGGAAGATTGGCCAGACTGGTTAATCCTGAAAAAATATTCAGGGATTCAAAAAGTCAAATGTGAAGAAATTAATTCACTATCAGGTACGGTTAGTCAGATTGCTGCCATGGTTCACGCCTACCTAATAGCACAATCTAAAGAAGGTTCTAAGTCACAAAGTCTTAATCCTAGCGATTTTCTGCCTTACCAGTTTAAAGAAAATAAAAAATATTTTCTTGATCAAGAAACCGCTCAAATTCTGTTAGAAGCTATGCAAGCTGGCCAAGTGCCAGTCTTCGCCACTCAGATAATAGTCGATTGCGGACTATACGACGAAATAATTCAATTAGTAGGGGAGAAAAGCTAATGTCTTTATCACTTGGTACTTTAGAAATCGGTCTAGGGCTAAATACATCTCAGTATGATGCCGGTATCAAATCGGCTAAAGACCAGCTTTCTTCCCTAGAGCAAAAAGTTATTACTCCCAAGGTCGATCACCGTCCGTTAGATGCCTTGAACCAGCATCTAACGGTTAAAGAGAATCATTATGATAAACTTAATAAAAAGATTATTGCTCCTAATGTCAATCACGTTGCATTAGAAGCATTAAACGAGTATTTAACTGTTACAGAAAAGCGCATCGATGAATTTAATAAGAAAGTCATTAAAGTTCAAGTTGATGACACAGAATTATTGGCACTTCAAAAACAATTAGAAGAAACTCTTGCTTTACAAAATCAAGTTATTGAGTCTTCTAAAGAAACTACTATTAAGCCAACAACAGACAGTCAAAATCTTACAAAACTTCAAAAAGACCACGAAAAAACAAATATTGCACAAGAAAAAACAAGAAAAAAAGCCAATCAAAACGTATCAATAACAACAAGTAATCAAAATCTAACAAAACTTGATCAACAGCATAAACAAACTCAAATCAAGACAATACCTGTTACAACAGAACAGCAAAGTACGATTCAAAAACCCGGTTCAGTAGAACAACAAAATATAACTCAAAAACCTGTTGCACCAGAGCAGCAAAATATATCTCAAAGACCCAATATTCGAGGTGGTGGGTTTAGTGCAATGGTGGCCGTGGAGTTATTGTCGCAAATTTTGTCAGGATCATTGGCCAAAATTTTGTCAGCAGTATTACCAGCAATACTAAAAGTTGCTGAAACTAGAAAGAATTTTGTCAGTGCAGTAATGTCAATGCCTGCCAACTTTTTAAAGAGCTATTCAGAAGGCGCGGCTTACACTTACGCAGATATATTTACCAGGAATAATATTAAAGCTTTTGACAAAGAAGCAGGAACAAACTTGTATGAAACTGGTGGTTCCGATCTTGGTAAGCTTGCTGGGAAAACAGTTAGAAAAGGCAAAACAGTATTAAACGAGCATTTAGAAACTGAATCGGCACAAAAAGGTTCTGAGGCTATAGCAGACGCAACTAAAAGAACAAAAGAAGAAATGGCAGAATTAAAAAAGTTAGCCATTGAATTTTATAATACTCAAGACCCTAGTAAAGCACAAGAGTTAGCAAAACAATTGCTAAAAGTATCTGATTCAATGAGACAAGTTGCAATGTCTCCTATCGATACTTTTGCTAATGCAAGAAAAGAACTAAAATCAGGTGAGTCTATCGCAAAAGCTAGAAAACAATCAGCAACAGTCCAACTAGACGAAAAAGCTGTAAGTGAAGCAAAAAAAATAGTTTTTGTTTCTGGGGGTTTTGCTGGTAAACAGGGAGAAGGAAGCAAAGAAATTGCTGAAAATCTTCAACCAAAACTAGAAGATGGGGTTTTAGTTATCCCTATTGCTAATAAAGCAACTGATTTAAGTACATCCATTAAAGATAATCCTTTGAAATGGGCTGGTGAAGCAGCCGCTCAAACGGTGGGGCAAGGATTGTCAGGGACTAACGAAGATTCAGTTTCAATGCTTGCTGCAGTTATCAAGGCTAGAGAATTAAATCCTAATGCTCAAATTGATTTACTTGGTTATTCTGCTGGGGGTTTTGTTTCTGAAGGTGCGACTAGATTAGCAAACCAAGCTGGTATTGAAAATATAAAAGGGGTAGCTATTGCTACCCCGTCAATGGTCGGGACTACTCAAATAGATAATTTTTCTCGTTATATGGGAGAAAATGACCCTATTAGACTAGCAGAACAAACTATGGGGGCATCAGATGTATCCAAGCAAAGTCAAGTTATTTCCGGTATTGCGTCACATTCTTCTTCTGACTACCTTGAAAACGCAGAAATTATCAAGATATTGAATAAAGAAGTTGATAAATTACAGGAGAATATTGAAGATATTCCTGATCAATTAGAACTATTTGATATGTCATCTTTGCAATTAAAACAAAGAGAATTAGTAGCTATCGAAACACAGCTAAAAGAAGTCAAAGAAGCTACAAAACCTTTAGAACATTTAAAAGTTGATAGTATAGTAGCAACCAATATTCCTAACATTAAATTAGGCACTGAAGAGAAATCGTTTGAGATTCCTAGTATTAGTTCAAAAAATAACCCGTCTAAAAATATAACAACCGACAATAAAGTTAGTAGCAATATAGGTGTTAAAGAAAAAGAACTTGTGTCACTGTCTAAACAGACAAAAGACCTAAAGTCTTTAATTCAAAGTAATCCTGCATCTGCTGATATTGTTAAAGCACAGGCTCAAACTGACGCAATTAGAAAATGGTTTAGTGATCGTTATCAAAAATTAAAAACATTAATAGATTCTGGTGAATTAGATCAAGCAAAAAAAGTAGCTAATGAAATATTAGCTGCCAAAGAACAAGCCTCTTCTGATTTAGAAGACATACTAAAATTACTCAAAGAAGCTGGACAGCCCACTTCTATAGCTTCTGGGGGAGTCGGTGCTTCTGTTCAGTCTGCAAAAGGATACTTAAGTAGTACAGGAAAAAAAGTTCAGACTGCTCAAGAAACAATTGGTATAAAAGAATTATCTCCTATTAAATCAGGACTAATTCAACAAATTCAGAAAACTGGTGTCGATACTACTACAGTAGGCTTTAAGACTCTATTCGCAAAGGCTATAGAACAATCGGCAAAATCAATAGCTTCTGGTGGGAATAAAGAGTTAATAGAGGCTAATTTAGAGAAACTAATCTTAAGCTTAAATCCTGTTTTAGCAAATAAAAATAAGACTAAAGGACTTGGCTCTGACATTATAGAAGGGATAAAAATAGGAATTAAAAGCGAGTCTGGTGATTTAAATGCAGAAATGCGGGAAATTGCTTTAACCTTACCGAAAACAATTAGAGATACACTTGAGATTCAATCTCCATCAAAAGTTATGATGCGAATTGGTCGTGACATCAAAAAAGGTTTAATACTAGGACTAGATGGAATAAAAACTGAATTAAAATTTAAGGAGATAGAGATAAAAGATTTTGTCGGGAAAGTAAAATCTTTAGACCGTGAATCTTTAAAAACTAATGTCCAAAAAGCAGGGAAAGGAATTTTTAATGCACTTCCTAGTAATGTAAGAAATGAAGTAAAGTTTAGACAATGGGAGATGGAAGAATCTGCTAAACAAATGCAACCCCTAAACCGTGAAACAATAAAAACAAATATTAAACAGGTAGGGAGAAAAGTTTTTAATATTGGAGGGATTCTTGATAAAATTGATGATTTTAAAAGTAAAAGTAAGTTAGAGCAACTTAGCACCATTGCTGATAAAGTTCAAAGATCACTTGATAAATTACCAGAACCAATTAAGAAAGTTGCTGGACTAATAAGAAACGCAATATTAGGTATAGTTGGTTTTAACATTCTTGAATCAACTATTGGTTTATTAAATAAATTTGGAAAAGAAGCTTTTCAAACAGCAATTGAAGCAGAGCGGTTAGAAATGGCTTTATCCTTAACCACAGACGACGCTGAGTCTGCTTTATCTAGGCTAAAAGTACAAGCAGATAAACTTGGAACATCTTTTTTGTCTTCTGCCAAAAACTATCAGCAGTTTAGTGCTGCTGTAATGAACACTTCACTAGAGTTTCAAAAAGATAAAATTTTTGAAGGAATAACATTAGGATTGGCTACTAGAGGTGCTAATTCCCAACAGCAAGACAGAGCTTTACTAGCTATTACTCAAATAGCTAGTAAAGGTCGTGTTTCAATGGAAGAACTTAACTCTCAGTTAGGTGAAGCAATGCCAGGCGCGTTACAGATTGCCGCTAGAGCTTATGGTGTAACGTCTCAAGAATTTATTAAATTAATTGAGTCTGGATCAGTGGCATCAGATGAATTTTTGTCGAAATTTGCAACTCAAACTACTTTAGAATCAGCAGGAGGGATTAATGTAATTAATGACACGGCTTTTGCCCAAGTTGCAAAACTTGAAAATCAATTAAACTCGCTTCGCGTAGAAATGGGAAAACCTTTATTAGAAGTGGCTAAATTAGGGATACCTACAGTTATCAGTGGACTTAGGACTTTAGAGGATCATGGAGATAAAATTGTAGCTACTTTTGTTTCGATGGGGATTGTCGTATCGGGTGTATTTGTTCAAATGTTACACAGGCTTGGTCTTTTAAAGTTAGGGCTAAAAGCACTAGGAGTTACCGCAGCATCTACAAAAGCATCAATTGCACAAATAGGTATAGGATTTGTTAAAGGGCTAGGATGGACTGCTTTAGTCTTTGGTGTAATGGAAGCTTTTAAAGGGCTTTATCAATACATCAACGCAGGCTCCGAAGAGTCTAAACGATCCCTTAAATCAACTCAAGAATCGTTACAAGAATTGAGACGATTACTAGAAAAACCTTTACCTATACCTAAAGCTTCTACTGTTATAACTGATAGTGCAACCGCAATTCAGCAATTTAAAAACAACAGAGAAAGAGATAAAAGTTTAGAGTTTACTGCGGGGGGACTAAGTGATACAACACAAATCTTAAAATTATCAACTGACACATTTAGTGATACAAAGATTACCGAATTTACGGGTAAACTTGACACATTGCGGCAAAAAGCGAAAGACCTCAAGATAGATGAAATCATAGCTAGTGGAGATGCTGACGTTAAAAAAGCTACATCTGTTCGTCAAGAAATTGCGAAAGTAAACCAAGAAATACAAGCTTTAACGGAAAAATACTTTCCTCAAATTGGGCTTATTGTTAATGAGATAGCATCTACAGAAGAAAGAATTACAGCAATTAAAAAAGTTTTAGATGATCCAGAGTCTTCTAATTCCCAAAAAGATAATGCTAGTATCCAGCTAGAAATTACTGAAGTTCAACTTAGAAAATTAAAAGAATCGCAAGAAAAATATAACGAAGCAGTCAAAGAGAATTTAGTCAACTATCAACGATTAACAGAACAAATAAATAAAGTAGCAAGAGCTTTATCTAATATTGAATTTGTCTCTAGTGGTCGAACTATTTTGTCTGAAACAGATATTAAACGACAAGTTTTATCTGGGAACCTGAAGCCGTTTGAAATAGACTTGACCGTTAGAGAACAGAGCCTATCTATTGTCAAGGATCAGTTTAATTCGCTTAATGGATTACTGGCAACTAAAGAAAAAGAATTACAAAACACTCTAACAGATCAGATTAATCAGCGAATAACTGAGTTAATGCCTGAATTAAATGGAATAGATTTTAGAACGGCATTACAGCAGGGAAGTGTGTCACCAGAAGCTATAGGTGATCGGTTACAACAGTTGGGAGATCAAGTGCCTTTTGAATTAGAACAGGTATTAGAAACAGCTAAACAGCAAGCATCTATTAGACGACAAACTTTAACTATTGATAAATCAATTGTTGATACAGAACTAGAAATTGCTAACGCTAGACGAGAGCGCGCAAGAAATGCCAGACAAGCATCAATAGTCGGTGCCAATGTCAACGAGAGAATTGCTACTTTAAGGCAATTACCCTTTGGGGGGCCAGCCGCTTCCTATCGGGATGCCTTATCAGAAGTTCGCAACCAAGAGAGATTGTTAGGAGAGGCTTATCGTCGATTAGAAAGTGCGTCAGACGACCCTAATGTGATTCAGCAAGAGGTTGATAATACCCGATTAGCCCTAGAACAAGCCCGCGCTAACCTATTACAGCAACAAACATCACTACAAGACTACTACCGCAACCTTGACCGTCAGATAATCGACTTTAATCGTCAGATTGAAGATTATAGAAGACAGATTGAAGATGCTCAACTGTCAGCTTTTAGAGAAAATCGTTCTCTATCTGAAAGTTACACTGATTTAGTCAGGGAACTCGATAAGAACCTCTTAAATGCCCAAAATCAGCTACTGGATGCGACCGATAGAATCAGGGTACAGCAAGTTAAAAACCGTTTATTAATACCCGGTACAAGCGACGCTGGTAAAGAATTAGGCGACATTTTCCTAGAATTTGTACAGGGACAAGCTGATATTGCTAGTCGCGGACGCACCTTCCAATCCCGAACCGAGGAGATAGAAACTTCCTATATCTCTACTCTAAGAAATATCCGTAACTTACAAGAGCAACAGCAAGACGCTGAAAGAAACCGACTAAAAACGATTGAGGATATTAAACGGACTCAGGAAGACCTCAATCGTACTCTAGCTGATTTAATCCGACAAACCAATAAAGAATTAGGCTTTATTCCCCAATCAATCAAGGATATTGTCACAAATCTTAATACACTTCCAGAACCAATTAAATTAATCAATTCTGAGTTAGTGGCTATTCCCCCAAATATTAAGACTTCTGGGGAAGACTTAGTAAAAAGTATAGAAGAAACTGCGGAGGCAATTAGAAAAGCTAAGGGAGGTTTAATACTACCAGCACCTAATAATTTCACCCCTGCTCCTGTGTGGAATGGGGGAGGGTTTTTACCGCCGCCACCGCCACAGTTGTCTTCAATTCCCAAAGGGTTAACACCACGCGGTCAAGAATTATCTCAGCATTTAAACAATCCTCACGTCAAGGCCTTTCTTGATATTATTGCTTACGCAGAAGGTACTGCCAATATGCCAAATAAGGGATATAACACTCTTTTTGGACATGGACAATTTAGTTCTTTTGCAGACCATCCACGCCAAAGAATCCCGTTTGGATCGACCAGTTCATCGGCATCTGGAAGATACCAGATTATGGATTTTACATGGGATGAAGAAAAAGCGAAATTAGGATTAAAAGATTTTTCTCCTGTCTCTCAAGATTTAGTCGCATTAAGCCGGATTTTAATGAGAGGTGGATTAGACGAGCTTCTTAAGGGAGATATTCGTGGGGCAATTAACGCAACCCGCAAAGAATGGGCATCTTTCCCAGGGGCTAATTACCCAGGGCAAGGTATGAAACGGATGGAAGACCTGTTAAAGGTTTACGATCAGTCTTTACGAAAATACCAACCAAATGCCCCTCGTACTCAATCCGAACTAGACGCACTGCGATATGACGGCAATCCTGCTAACAGCGGAGCATCAAACCGTATTCGACAAATCAGAAGAAATCAAGGCGGTTCACCCACTCCATCAACTTCCACCCCTAACCCTTCTCCATCAGTTCAGCAACAAATCACCAACAGATTACCAAAAAATATTCAATCTGTTTTAGTTCAAGAAGTTGGCGGAAAAACTGTATATTCTAAAAATGCTCAAACACCCCCAGCGTCACCAGCTAGTACAATTAAAGTTATTATTGCTGATTTGATTGCCAAAGAAATAACAAGCGGAAAACTTTCCTTAAAAGATGCTATCGCCATAAAATTGCCTTTGGTTGATCCACACGGACAATTAAAAGCCAATCAAGTTAAAACAGTTGAACAGCTAGTACAGTTAATGCTAGAAAAGTCAGATAATACGGCAACTAATGTTTTAATTGATCGGCTAGGTGGGCTAACCAAAGCTACAGAATTAGCCAGAAAAGAAGGTTATAAAAACACTACTATTTCTAGGTATTTAAATATACCAGGCAGTGGAACTCCAAACATTTCAACAGCACAAGACGTAACGTTAGCTATGCAGTCTTTAATTAAAAATCAAAATCCTGCAAGTCAATTAGCTGAACAATCTCTGAGACAAACAAGAAATTTTAAGTATAATAATGAAATCGGCGGAAAAATTGGAAATAACTCTAAAGTTATTGGTAACGTTGGACTGGTAAACATTAATGGGAAAGAATATATTGTAACTGCTTATGCAAACATTAACGGCAATCAACTAAATAATCGAAAAATAATAACTAATGCTACTAATGCAATTAGCCAATCCATTAAAGACTCCACCCCTAACCCTTCTCCTGCCCGTGTTTTAACAAAAGAAAAAACAAAAGAAGGAAAAGGCGGTCCAGAATTTAGTAGTCCTCCACCTATAGCCCAATTACCGGCTCTACCTAATCAAAACCGAGATAACTTCTGGGATGCCGATTTACCACCGGTTCCTAAAGACAATCCGATTAACTTCCAGAGTCCTAATTTACCTCCCGTTCCTAATCTTCCTACGGGTAATCTTGATGCGGCCGCTGATCAAATTCGCAACGCTGAAACAGCCAACCAAAACGCTGAGGAGTTTTCAAGACGGCTAGAAGAGCAACAAAATCTAAACAATGCTCTTGACAGATCAATGAAATTTAGACGGCAGCAAGAGGAAGATGCCCGTGCATTAGAACGTACTTTAAGAGATGCTTCCGAAAATGTTGCTGATTTGACTATCAACTCTAAAGGGTATTTGACAGTACAAGAAGAAATTAATAAGAGTGCTACAGAAGTCTCTCGACAATATCGCTCTCAGATTGAATCACTAGAAGACCAGCGACGGACTTTACTTTTAAATGCTGAGGCTCAACAAAAATACAGCGACGCAATAAAAGAAATCTTAGGAGAATTTCAAAGAAAAGGCATAGCTCTCCCCCCTGAATTTCTCAAAGAAATGACAGATAGTATTGATGCTTTAGCTAAAAACGCTGAATTAGCTAAAGAACAAGTAACAATTCTTGATCAAGCAATTGAACAATTAGGCAGAAATCAGGGAGTAGCTACCTTGGAAGCATCATTTAGAAAAACCAGAGATACAGTCAGGAGTATTCGTGATCGGTTAAATGATTTAACTATCCAAAGAATGCAACTAGAATTTCAGTCTGGTTTTGGATTATTTGATAATTCTGCTATCCTTGCCGAACGTATTAGCCTACAAAAAGAAAAAGAGGAACTAGAGGATTATTTAGAACCTTACAAAGACTTGCCACAGTACGCTGAATATGTGGCTAATATTCGCTCGGAATGGGAAAAACTTGCAGAATTAAGATTAGAACGAGCGGAGTTAGACGCTTCCCCAAATCGTGGCGCAGCTGAAAGCTTTTTCTCTGACATTAGAGAAGGAAAAGGAATAGGATCAGCTTTTAGTAGTCTTGGATTAAATATTATGACAAAATTTGTTGAGGGTATTACCAAGCCTGCTATTGATGCCCTAACTTCTGCTATCGATGGATTTACAAAGCCAATTACTCAAGCTTTTGAGTCGCTATTTAATGCAATCATCGGGCCAGTAGGCAATTTCTTCACTAACGCCCTAAACAGTATCTTTAAACCAGCAGGTAACATCTTTTCTTCTATTTTTGGTGGCGGTGGCGGAGGTGGCTTATTTAATGGACTACTTAGCGGAATAACAGGGATTTTTAGTGGAGGACTTGGGGGACTTGGTTCGATTGGATCACTTGGTAGTGTAGGAGCCTCTAGCTTTGCTTCTGCTCCGGCTTCTGCCTTTTCTCTAGGTACAGGATTCAGCCTATTTAGTGATGGTGGGAAAGTTGGAGATGCTAATGTTCCGATAGAGAAAAATATCATTTCAGCTTTTCAGCGTGAACGAGCAATGTCGGGAGGCCGAAAACCTCGATTAATCGTAGCCAATGAAGATGAATTAATTCTCAACCCTAAAGAAACAGAAGCCTATCTAGACTACAGAAATAATGCTCCTATTAAGAACTATGCTAATGGAGGATTTGTCGGGGGTAAGCCTAATTACTCCACAACCTCAAATAACAATAGCTCTAATCAGTCTTTGGTAATTAATAACACCAATAACGTGACTGTAGAATCACGGAATGATATGGGTTATAGTTTGAATCAATTGAAAGAACGGGAAAATACACAAAATGAACGAACTAAAAAACGATTCTTTGGGTAATCAAATTGTTACCGAAGCTCTTGAATGGCTCGGTACTCCTTGGTTTCATGGTCAATCGCTTAAAGGGATTGGAACCGATTGTGTAGGATTTATCGCTGGCGTAGGGATTGAAGTCGGATTCTTGCCCCATGATTTCATTATTGAAAACTATGAACGGATTCCCCGGAATAACTTCTTAGTCAAATTTCTTGATCGGTTACTAGATAGAGTTGAAGGTGATTTGTGTAAAGGAGATATTTTGATGTTTCGTAAGTCAGGAGTAAATGGTCATGTGGGGATTTATCTGGGAGATAGTGAGTACATTCACGCTGACTCAATAAATGGCGTGATGAAGACCTATATTCATGAATACCCGCCTGTACTAATTTATCGAGTACCTACTTTAGGAGTGGTAAAATAATAGAAAGCTACCTTTATCCCTTTGCCCCAAACAGAATGACAACGATACTTAGAATAGTACAGCAATTTTTAGACTCTGGCAATAGTGATAAAGCTAGAGAAGAAATTGATAGAGCTTTCGGCAATCTGAAAAAGGTAGATAGTCATGTTAGAGAGTTTGCCGCTCTGTTGACACTGGGATCGATCGAAGCTTTAGAAATCGGATTAGGAGTATTGGGACGTAAGCTTCTACAGAATGACAGCGAGATTAATAATGAGGTTGTTTGGTTATTTATTGCGTCAATTTTATCTCGCAATAGTATTCCCGCTGATAGTCCATCTAGAATCAGCCTACTTGTTCTTACCGCTTCTGTCAATAGTTGGGAATTACCAATTTTTGCGCTTCTTGCCCCTGCCCTCGACGCTTTTTTTAAAGTTAGTCTTGCGGACGGAACCCCTTTAATTGCCGAACAAACTCTTGATTTTTTGACCACTTGGGGAAGAATTTATGCTAAAGCACCTCATGTCAAAACACAGCTTCAAGAACTTCAATCTCTTAGTAATAATCTATTAGAGCAAGTAGATGACTCAGAGTTAAAAGCTGAATGGTCAGAGGGAATTAATATATTTTTTGAAGAAGCCAGTACAACCAAATATTCCGATAGTAATGTTTTTTCTGATAGTGGAGAATTGATTAAAAAAATTTATTCGTTTTTGGATCGTGAAAAGTTAGAATAAGTTTACACAATAGAGGAGGATTGATTATGTCCTGGTTAGATAGATTAAAACAAGAGAAAACGGAGCTTGAAGAAAGGCTAACTGCTTTAAACAAGGCGTTGGAATCGCCACATGAAAGCATTTCATTAGAGCAACTAGCTCTTTTGGAACAGCAATCAGAGGCAATGCAAACGTATTTAGATATTTTGGTAAAGCGTTTATCGTTAATAGAAAGCGCCAATTCAAAAATGAAGTGCATCAATGTCTGATAATAATTCATAGAATACCTCAAAAGAGGTTCGATAGTCAAGACATTTTCGAGGACGATGATTAATTAATTCTACAGCTTTTTAAATCGGCGTAGTCCCTGTCACAGTTAAAATCATTAAGTATGATGGAGAGTTTAACTTAACGAGGTGTCTATCATGTCCACTGCCCGCCATATCCTAGCACTTCTAAAAAGTCATGTAGAAGGAGAAGATCAGCAATTTTATTCTGATCCCCTACAGATGGCTGCACACGAAGCAAGACAAGGACATGGTAAGTTAGCCCAAGAAATTTGCGAATTAATTGACCAAGCAAAGGCTAGTAGATCGGTTATTGAAAAAAATCTGATCCAATTCCCTTAGTACAACCAAAAGGATTTTGGTTGTCAATAAGGTTATTTACAATCAAATTAGAAGAAGACACTAGATATACTTAGCATATTTAAATTAAATACTGCTATCTGCTTAGATAATCGTTGCCAGTGATTCTTTAAAAGGCACTGGATAGCTTGAATTTTGAAAAACTCGTACTGTGTAAGCCGATTGGACTGACCCCCAATCGGCTATTTGTTGTGCCTCTGTGTAAACGACGCTTCGGGCTGACAATACTGACCATTCTCGTTTTATTGTGTTTCCATCGTAAATTCTAACTACATAGCTGTCCAACTCTCCTGCTGCGTAAGCAATATCAATATAGTCGATCCAACGACCATCTAACCGCGTCCGTCGATACCAAGTAATAATTAAATCGTTGTTATCTTTTTCCCCTCTTACAGCGCAAGGGAAGGGCTTCAATCCTTCTAAGGTGATTGTGTGAGAGACTTCCTCCTCTATATCAGTTTCAAGTAATCCATTAGGAACTACTTTTAATAAATATTCTCGATTAATATCAGAAAGATTTAAGGGGTATCGAACTAAATAATTAGTTAGTAACACGAATTTTTCTCCTATTATATGCCTAGAGATAGCCGGTTCAGTTCCTTTGACTCCACGAATTGTATATGAAATATCAAAGGTTAGGGGATTATTGGACACAATAGCAGCATTTTTAAAAGCTATAATTTCTCCAGTAGAAAACCAGCCTAATTGTTTGCCTGATAGAAATGTTTCAAGAGTAACTGGCTCTAATTGCCCTGAATTCATGCTTACTCGTATCCAATTTGAATCGTCAATAAAACTAGGAGAAGCGTTGTTAAAATTTGGGGAGAAGCTTAATACAGTACCAGTTACGCTGTTGGCAATGTTGCCAACAGCAAAATCATAGCTTAATCCGTTGTCATCAGAATAAAATAATGCTCCTCTGTTAAAACTAGAGTTACCTTCAATCGCCACATAAATTCCCATGTCTGCATCTCGGCTACTAACTATTGGGCATTCAATAGGAATAGCGTTAGCGCGTCCGTAGGGACGAGGAATGTTATTGTCTGGTGGAAATTCGTTATAGGGACGAGGAATGTTATTGTCTGGTGGAAATTCGTTATCTACAGGAATATCTGGTAAATATCCTACTCCTTGAAATCGAGTAGCTTCAATTTCAATTAAATAATTTACTCCTCTTACTTTCTTTGTAATTTGCATCAATTCTTGATGATAATTGTTATTATTATCAGTAAAAATTATATCCCCAACCTTTAAATTTTCCCATGCTGGTAATAAAAACATTTTTGAAAAAGTTTTTGATTGCGTTTTCCCTAAAAAAAGAATTTTTGAGGCAATATTCATGAAAAACATATCTATATCTATTAGCTTAGTTTGAAAACTAAACTCGTTTGTGTGAGTATCTGATGGGTCTTTAGCTACTGCGGTAATAGTTTCATAATTTTTTAAAACATTTAGCCCAGATACCGTAACAGCACTAGGGGTTTCTCTAAAATGAGTCAGTTTTTTTTCATTAAAGTCAATAGGATTTTCTCCAAATTTTTTAGACCCAAAAGAGCTTTTAGGGATAAAAATAGGATCAGATGATTGTTCTTGTCTTTTAAAAATGATTTTATCTTTTGGCTCCCCTGTCACAATAAAAAAAGCTCTCATAAGTTCTTCTAACTGATCAGCAAAAGATGTCCCATCAAACAATAAATCAAATCCTTGAATTTGGTAATCATTAGGAATATCAGTTACGTCAATTTGATCGTCTGTTCTACCAGCTAATTTACAAATAGTTTTCAAAATATTTTTTATTTTTGGATTGTTTCCACTTTCTCCAATCACTTCAATATCAATAGTAGGAAATCCAGTGCCGTCGTAATTAGCAATCGGATAATTATTAAAAAGTAAAAAAGACATTCCAGTAAAAGCAGGTACTGGGTTGGATTCTTTTGACTGAATTACTGACGATGGTGTAGTTTGATTGCCAGTATAAATAGTTGTGTGTTCAATAAATTTTAGGCTTTTTTCGTCATTGGTTTCAGAGTTGTAAACAAGGACGCTATTCATCCAAACTCGCCTAACAGAGCCAATTT